GGGTAACTTCTCAACGTCAACTGTTCAGGGTGCTAGGAATTTGAATGAGACAGTTGGGGGGATGAACTTACTTGCTGGCTCCAGTAGCACTATTGCTGAGTACACGCTCAGAACTTTTGCCGATACATGGGTAGAGAAAACTCTCAAGCAACTTTTACGCCTTGAGCAATACTACGAGACAGATTCAATCATCCTGTCTGTGGCTGGTGAAGCCGCGCAACAGCAGTTTGCAAAATTTAAGATGGATGAAATGATGGATGAACTACTCCGGCAGGATGTTCTGTTAAAGGTCAACGTGGGATTGAATGCGACAGATCCAATGAAGAGAGTTCAGAACTTATTATTTGGTGTTAATACATTGGCACAATTTCCGGGTGTTGCGGAAAAGATAAATTTGCCAGAATTAACAAAGGAAATATTTGGTCAACTTGGGTTCAAGGATGGGTCAAGATTCATTCTGTGGGATGCGGAAGAAGATCCGAGGATGGCTGAGATGGAGAAAGCGCTACAAGAACTTCAGAATATAATTGCTACAGATCAGCAGAAGACGCAGGGAAGAATGCAGATCGAGCAAGTGAAGTCCGTTGGTGATAAGGAAGTTGCTCAAATTAAGGCTCAAGCAGATCTTCAAAGAGAACTAATAGGGCAGCAAACTGATATTCGAGAAGCGCAAATCAAGCATCAAGACTCTGTGACTAAACGCGGAGAATTGTTGCTTCAACGAGAGGCTCTCTTGAGTGAGATGGACGACAAAGAAATAGAGAGAGAGCTAGAAATACGAGCCGGAGGGAAGGCTGGAACCATTGAAAGAGACAGATACAATAAGATTCCGTTTGCTGTGGGGTAAGAATGGATTACTATAATCCCAGCGATTTGAACGCTGAAGATCTTATCAAACGGGTCCGTATAGGACACGCCACAGAAGAATTTATAAGAACTCCTACTGGATTGACAATTGCAGGAAGGGCTATCAGTGATTACCGTGAGGGTATTGAAGCGTTTCAAAAGATGGCAATGCAGGAGTGGGTGGGTTCTTCAGAGGAAGAACTTCAACAATACCGCAAAATCTCAAACAATCTCGCTACCCCGCTAAAGTTACTCCATTGGTTGGATGCGATAATAACCGATGGAGATAATGCGGAAGCGATTGCAAAATATAGAGAGGCGGGAGACACATGAAGGAAGACTGAGAAATGGCAGATAAAGATGCTACCCCAGAAGTGGATGCAACTGAAGAAGAAGTAGGGCAAGGATATAAAGACGATGCTGAAGAGGTTACCGAACCGGAAATCTCTGAAGAGGAGTATGTATCTGAGCGTCAAAAAGCAATGGATGCAATCGCCGTTAAACGCGACGAAGAATTTCAAGAGGAAGTGGGAGATGTTCTTGCGTCTGAAGAACCACAAGAAGAAAAAGCTGTTGAGGAAGAGTCTTCACCATTTTTTAAAGATGGAGACTCGTGGTATACCACTATAAAAGTTGATGGTGAGGATATACAAGTACCATTTGATGATCTAAAAGCATCCCACCAGAAAGACAAGGCGTCCCAAAAACGCTTTGAAGAAGCCGCTGAATATGGCAGAAAGGTTCAAGAGCGAGAAGCTCAACTTAATGCGTATGTTCAGAATATGCAAAAGCAACAGACCAAAGAGGTCAAAAAAGAAGTACCGCCATCGGAAGACGCGGTTCCAGAGAAGGGGGAGAGTGATTCTGATTTAATTAAACAGTATCATCAGGCCCTTTATGAAGATGATGCGGATAAAGCCGCAGAATTGTTTACTAAAGCCTTGGGACACAGAGGGCGCAGTCAACCTGCTACCCAGAATGTCGAAGAGGTTGTTGAACAGGTTCTAGGTAGAACCTTAGCGCAGCAGCGAGCGCAGACTCAAAGAGAACAGCAATGGGCTTACCAGAAGTCACTTGAAGATGCAGTCAAGTGGTTTGATAGTGAGTATCCAGATGTTGCTGGGGTTTCTGAGTTGCGCGCAGTCGCGGATAATCGAACCGTTGCCCTTACCGAGGAACACCCCGATTGGACACCAAAACAGATTATGCAAGAGGCTGCTGAATCGACGCGACAATGGGCGAAAGAATTTCTTTCCCCAAATAAAAACGAAAGGGTGGAGCGCAAAAAGAAAATTGTGCAAAACCCAAAGGCGGCCACTGGCTCCTCAAAGATTGGTGAAGATGAACCCGCTCCTTTGAGCACTTCAGATATCATCAAGGAAATGAAGGAATCTAGAGGCCAAATGTTATAACAATTAGGAGGTAGTAAAAATGGCTGGACAAGTATGGTCAGTTAACACCTCCGGTGGTTATATGTATGCCTTAAATCTTAGCCGTCAGCTAAGAATGGCAGTACAGCCTATTGTCAAGTTTAGACAGTTCTGTGATGTCAAAGATGCAGCCCATCAAGGTTTGCATCGAGGCGATACATTCCATTGGAACGTGTTCAGCGATGTTGGAACCCAAGGTTCTACACTTGTTGAAACCAATACTATTCCGGAAACTTCTTTCACGATTTCTCAGGGAACCATGACCATTACGGAGGCTGGTAACAGCGTTCCGTGGACTGGTAAGTTGGATGACCTTTCTGAGCAGCCCGTGGCTGAAGTAATCAGGAAAGTGTTGAAGACCGATGCCAAGAAGGCTTTCGATAATCTTGCTTCTGCACAGTTTAATAGCGCAGCTTTACGAGTTGTTCCTACTGCTGGCACCAATACGTCTGCGGTCACTTTGACCACAAACGGAACTGCCACGCTGACGAACAACGTAGCGATGGGCAAAGAACATGTGAAGTCGATTGTCGACACCATGAAAGAGCGTAATATTCCCGCCTATACGGGCGATGACTATTATTGCATTGCTTGGCCTACAACTTTCCGTGATTTCGTAGATGATATTGAATCCATCAAGCAGTATGTTGATCAGGGTTTCCGTATGATCATGAATGGGGAAATTGGTCGGTACGATGGAGTACGTTTTGTCGAACAAACATTCAAAGCCAAGGGAAGCATCGGCACTGCCGGTACTGCTTGGACGAATGGTAAGTCCGACTGGATCGTGTTCTTTGGAGAGGATACTGTTGCTGAAGCGGTTGCAGTCCCAGAAGAAATGCGGGGTAAAATCCCGGGTGACTATGGGCGTGATCGTGGCATCGCTTGGTACTATCTAGGCGGCTTCGGTATCGTACACACACAAGCAGCCCAAACACGTATTGTGATTTGGGACAGCGCGGCATAGGAGGACATTATGAGTTATTCAAATCCTGTAACAACGCGCATTCAATCCGGCGCTGTTCAAGACATGGGTAATGGTACACCTACCGTTTTCTCCTTTAAGGGGCCAACGGGTATGCAGGGAACTATTATTGATGTTGGTATTGAAGTGACGGAGACGTTCGCTTGTGATAGCACTGAGGCGTCATTTTTGGTTGGAACGACTGCCGATGATGATGCTTACTGCAAACTTAACATTACGGATGGCACCGCATTAACTGATACATTCAATATCCAAGACGATACGAATGCTATTATTGCGGAGGCTATTCCTGCCGATACTCAGATAGAATGCAAACCAGTTGTTGGGGTGGATTCTGGTACTGAGGCTGGTCAGGGATTTCCGTATGTTGTTGTTGAGTGGTATTAAGGAGGTTATATGGCTAAATTAACCAGAGCGCAGCACACTGCAAGTGGTAAAATCCCGGCAAACGGTTTGTCTTCGTTGGAAAATATAAGTGGAGAGACCTTAGCGTCTCTTGGCTTAACTTCCCACGGGCCGAATCAGATGCCTACGGCAGTTGTTCATAAGTCTATTTCCACACCTCGTGGTAAATTTTCTTTTGACTGACTAATAAGGTCGGGGGGCTACGGCCCCCCTTTCCTTTGGAGGAATTATGGCAGGAAAAATCAACATGATCACGGCTTATGTTGGTGGCAGAGTTGCTCCTGTGTCTCCTAAAGAGGCATATGGACATTCCACCGCGGCAGGTCGTGGTTATTACACTATGGACGACATGTCCGATGAGAGGACTGACGAGTTCGTGAGAGCCCAGAAGGCTTCAAACAACATGGCAAATGTTGAGGGAGAAATGGTTGGCTCTTGGAACCTTGACTTTTAATTGAAGATAATAAACCTACCGTCCAAGGAATGGGACGAACTAACCCTCGCTGATTTCGGAGGGAAAAGGACAGAGAAATCTGTCTGCGTTGTAAGATACGGCGGAATGGGGGACATGATACAAGTCTCTTCCTTGTTTCCTTTATTCAAGGAACAAGGATACCGTGTCTGTGTAAATGTTAGTGAGCGGGGAAAGGAAATATTAGAGAGTGATCCTAATGTTGATGAACTTTTAGTTCAAGAAACAGATCAAGTTCCTAATGATCGCTTGACTCCATACTGGGAAAGGTTAGAGAAGTGCTTTGATAAATTTGTCCAGCTTTCTGAATCAATTGAGGGTTCTCTTTTATTAACTCCTGAACGCGAAGAGGAAATTCGTGGGGAGCGAGTTTTGGTAGAGAGCAGTAAAGATTTTAATCTCTCTAAAGAAGAGATTCATGAAAAATATAATGTAAATTATATGGAAAGAACTCATGACATAGCTGGGCTGCCTTATAAGTTTCTTCCTAAATTTTACCCCACTCTAGAAGAAAAGAAGCATGCTAGAAGGCAGCGTAAAAAAATTAAATCAAAATATGTAATTCTTTGGGCTCTCTCCGGCTCATCTGTTCATAAAGTTTATCCTTGGACTGATGCAGTAATGTCTAGAATCCTAATGGATAGAAAAGATTTATCTTTTGTCACTGTAGGGGATGGTCTTTGTGAACTATTAGAGGTTGGATGGGAGGACGAAAAAAGAGTTGTTACAAAATCAGGCAAGTGGTCAGTTAGAGAAACTCTTGCCTTCCTAGATGTTTGTGATGTCGTAGTAGGGCCAGAAACAGGCGTGTTGAATGCGGCTTCTACGTTGGATTGCCATAAGACAGTAATGCTGTCTCATTCTTCCCACGAAAACTTATCTAAACACTGGAAAAATACAACAGCTCTCGGGCCGGAGGATTATCCAGATTATTGCTTTCCATGTCACAAGATGCATTACGGATTTAGTACATGTAACCGAGATAAGGAAACCGGGGGTGCCATGTGCGCCGCAAAGATAAACCCAAAAAATGTAGTAGAGGATATATTGAGAAATATTAAATGAGCACATATTTAGTTTTATGCCAAGATATGGCTAGGGACATTGGAATTCCCGGTACAGGCCCGTCAAGTGTTACTTCTTCTTCTTTATCTGAGGAAGAGAATGCTGTTGTTCGTTACGTGGCTCAAGCAGATCAAGACATACAGAGTCGATGGTTTGATTGGGATTACCTTTGGTCTACTGCAACCATGACAACAATTACAAGTACGGCTACGCTTGCGGCGACAAATACTTCTCCGGGTGCTTTTCCAACTGACTTGGGCAATTGGAAACTTGGCTCTGTTGTGTGGGACCCAACCTCAGAGTCTTATCAAATTTTAGAATATGAACCGTGGAATGAATACAGGGAAAATTATAAGTATGGGACAGTTGATTCTGATATTCCAGAAGTTTTTTCTGTTCACCCTGATAACACATTAGACTTCTATCCTACTCCCAGTTCTGCTACTGCAGTACAGGCTGAGTATTGGGCGACTCCAACCGTGTTGGCCGCAGACGCTGACGTCTCTGCTATACCCCCGAGGTTTCAGAAGATAATTATAGCCCGAGCCAAGATGTATTATGCAGAGAATGAAGATGCTCCAGAAATTATGGCTGGCGCGTTAGCGGAGTTTGAGGATTTATTGGATAAGTTAGAAGCAGATCAACTACCTTCGCAGAAGAATAGAAGAATGGCTACCGCTCAAGACTTATTCAATTTTGTGGTGCGTCCAGAATGAGTAAGTTAAGAAACAGAGATATTAAGCCTAGTAGGTTGCAATCTACTTACTTCCCCTTTGAGGGCGGAGTAAATATGGTAGATCCCTCCTTGGCTTTGCAGCCGGGAGAGTTAGTTGCTTCTGATAATTTTGAGATTGATATTCGTGGGCGCTACAGAAGGATAGATGGGTACGAAAGATTTGATGGTCAGACTCTACCTTCAGAGATTACCTATTACAGGATTCCTTTTACTGTTGGCACTGCTAGAGATTCTGTATTTGACAGCGCTTTCAGCACTGCATTTGATATGCAAATTCCTTCCCAAGGAGACTTGGTAAAAGGAGAGACGAGTGGGGCTATAGGTTCAATATTGCAAGTGAGTATTGAGGATGTAACAGGAGATGATGAGGCGGGCTCTTTCTCTAATTCGGATGCGGAAGGATATGTATATTTTACTGTGGTCTCAGGAACACTGGAGGATGGAGAGACTATGTTTTTTCTAAATAAAGATAGCGCTTTTGGAAGCGCATT